ATACCAAGCACCGACAATCTTCATTGCTGGAAGTAATTCTTTCCAAGACGCAACATCATCTTCGTGCCATGCTGTTGGGTTCTTCATCATGTCTGCAATACCGACATAACTATTTGCCAAACACATTCTTGTAATATCATCGACAATATCGTCGTCAATTTCTATCATCATTTGCCGCACTCCTCTTCAACTTGTTTAACATATTTACCCCAGTCTACCATTTCGTGAAACACGGGTTTGGTTCTTTTTGTAATTTCACGTTCGATATACCAACGTGCTTTTCGTAAGTCTTCCATGGCGTCGTCTTTTAAATCTGCGCGCCAAATATATTTAATAGCATTGCCGAGGTTAAATCCCATGTGTTCTGTAATTTGAATACAATCAATTCCAGAGGGGTGGCTTGTGTAATGCTTGGGTTGATTAACTGGGTCGTGCATGCTTTCTCCTTAACTCTTCTTCTACAGCCATGACTTCTGTCTCGTTATCACAAACCCATAATGTTTTAATTGGCTCAAACATAGAAATATCAATGTCCTCTACACCACGTATGGTATCAAACAAGGATTGGCCTTTAACTTCATGTTCTACAATAAAAATACTCATAGTTTAAGTTCCTGTTTAATAAATTCAATCCCAGCGTTAAAGTGATAACGCCAAGTTTTTTCGGTCATTCTCATATCATTATAACTGAAACCTTGTAAGAAAGCATCTAAAACTTTACGTTGTTTTTCTGGCATTTTTGCTATTAGTCGTTTTATATCCGAGATGTCTTCAGCATCCCATGGTAGCCAACCTGATCCTTCTACAATACTAGAAGCTATGCCTTCTGTTTCGTCTTGTTCAATTGGATCTGGATCTTCATCCGATAAACGTGGTGCTACTGCTTGAATTTTTGTTGTCATAATTGAAGTGATTCTAGGATTGCCTCTTGTAAAGTTATTTTGCCTTCTAATACTGCTACTACTCTTTCATCCACGCTATTAGATATAGTTAAATGATGTATGATAACCGGTTTTTCTTGCCCTTGGCGGTAGATCCGAGCATTCGCCTGGATATAGTTTTCTGAGCTCCATGGGAGATCGAACCAGACTGTCTGTGCTGTGTCTCCAACGTTGCACTGTAGATTAAGCCCAATCCCGCCGCTCTGCGGGTGGGCAAGCAGCATACGAATCTCGCCACGGCGCCACGCCGCAATGTTGTCATCGTCCAAGACCACCGCCTCTGGGAATTGAAGACGTATCCGCTGGAGGGAGTGCTTGAAATGGTAGAAGACAAGTGTGGGGCTGGAAGATTCTTCCATGAGCGACTCAAGACGTTCCAGTTTAGAGCGGTGTACTTCTTGTGCTTCTCCGTCTTCGTTATAGACCGCTCCCGATGTGAATTGCAGGAGCTTGTTCGCCAGTGCCGCTGCTGTTGGAGCTGTGATTTTTTCTTTTTTGATATCAACGACCATGTCTTTTCTAAGTGTGTCATATTTATTTCTTACTTGTGGGTCGAGCTCAATTTTGTGATGAAGGCTTGTAAGCGGAGGGAGTTGCAAATAATCCTCAGCTTTAAGCGAATAACAAATATCCGAAATCTTATCTTGAATAACTTTAGCGGCACCACTTTTTGGTTTCCATGAATACACCACGCGGGTGTGTCTGTTAAATTGATCTGGTTGTAAATACTTATCCCTGAACTTCGTCAGGCTTGTTTCCAGCCGTTGTCCTAAATCCAATATGCCCACCTGCGCCCATAGATCCGCTACCCCCTGTGGGGTTGGCGTACCAGTAAGGATAATACGACGATTGAAGCCTTTTAGTTGCTTCTTCAATGCTTTGAATCGCTTGGTTGAGCTGTCTTTGAAACGACTGCTCTCGTCTATCACTAGGTTCTGAAATTGGTTTGGATGATTCTCGAATAACCATGCTACATTTTCCAAGTTAATAAGATAAATATCAGCATTTGCGTTAAGGCCAGATATTCGGGTTTGGGGGTTTCCCATTATCTTTGATACTTTTAGGTGCTTTAGGTGTTCCCACTTCTTTACTTCGGCGTCCCAAACTGTCTCTGCCACTCTCTTGGGCGCTATGACCAACGTCTTGCCCTTGAATTGCTCCGCTATGATAGTCAGCGTGGTTGTAGTCTTGCCCAGGCCTGGAGGGAGAAATAGGCCTAGGTTTGATATTGACTTGGCTTTGTGTAATAGATCCTGTTGATACTGGTGCAGTTGAGTTCTTTTTAGCATTTTCTATTCCGGTCACCATTGCTTTTAAAATTGGTAGCATTGTATCTGTTCCATATTCGGACAACGCACAATTTACTGCCCACAGTATAACACGGGTATTATCTTCGGTGTATGGTTTGTCTTTATCTATGCGGTCTAAAGATGGAGCATCGTGTCTTCGTGTCACTTCATTTGGTGGTGGTGCTAAATTAAAATGTAATCCAGTTAACTCGCATGTTCCCCGTTCTAAATGTTTTTCCACCCATGGTTGAGAAACTTCCATAGATATGTTCTTTTTTAAAGACCTAGATCTTGCATTATTTACTAAAACAACGGCCCTTCCACTAACAGTTTGTTTAGCGGCAATTCTATATCCTTTAGCAAGTTCACGTTCTTTTGGTGTACTTTTATAAGGAAGTCCGGTTTTAGGGTTTAATTGCTGCATTTATAAAGTCCTCAACGTCTTCTTTGCTTCGTAAAATGTGAACCGGAAATCCCTGCTCACCCAGCTCGTCGAATACGAGCACTTGTCTTGGACTCAGCACCCCTGTCGCTGTTTTTAGTTCTACGAGGTACACTTTTTGGTTTAGAAATACTATCCGATCCGGCACTCCCGTTATGCTGCTCTGCCATTTGTAAGAGCGCCCCGATGACTTCACTATCTGTTTGACTAGATGTTTTTCTATTTCCTTTTCTAGCACACTCACGTTTTTCATCCTCCGTCGCATAGATTGCGAATACTTGTTTAAAAATATGCTCCCCTAAATAGGAGCGTGATTCGTCGCCAATGTTTGTTTCACCTACGTACTCAAACACATGGGTTGTTGTGTGAGAAACTTCATGGTAGATAATACCCATGCGTTCTAACGAGTCTAGCTTTGCCATATCTTCATAATTAAACACAACACCTAACATGGCAAACTGTGTGCCCTCTTGTTGTATGAAGTGTGACTCAGCTAGCCCAATGTCCAATGCGGTATGTTTAGCTGTAATTTTGGAATCTTTAACCGCTTCCTGAAAAGCAGCATCAGAAAAGCATACCTTAATCTTAATGCCAAAGTGTCCTGTATCAGCTATATAATACGGCTTATCTACCAAAGGGGATTGTGGCAAGGATTTGGATGTTGTCATTGTCGGCCTCTTGGTCGTAGTCAATACATTTTTCGGAATTAAATATTTTGTTCCAGTTTTTATCAAACTGTTCTTTGTCTGCTGGGGAAATTTGTTTATCTCCCTTGCCACCGTCGTGCGTTGTCATTTTGGTTCTTTCTTAATACCAAGGCTTTCACGTAGTTCGTGTGAATGTAGCTTTTTACCGGGCTTTTTAACTTCTCCGGCGGCTTTTGCTATTTTAGCAGCTTTTTCACGATTTGCAAACTCTCCGTTGGATAATAAGAATCCACGCTTATCTTGGTGTTTTTTACGGCCAGCTTTCTTTTCAATTTCAGTGTGGCTATACCCTTTAGAGTCGGATATTACTTTACCTGACTTTTCTTGTACTGCCGGCTCAACTACTTTGATTTTCTTTGTTGCCATTTTGGTTCCTTTGGTTAACATGCCATTTGCATAGTGATTTGTAGTACTTGATTTCTTCTTGGTACTTCTCATATCGTTCGTCGTATATGCGTTGCTGTTCTTGTTCGTCTTTACCCCGTGGCCTAAGTACAAGGCAGGCAGTAAAGCCGATGATGATGCCGATGATGTAGTCAATCATTTACTGTATTCCTCCATTGCCTTTTTAATTCTTTCTTCATACTCTGCCCTGTTTAAATTCCCTTTGTGCCCGCTTGCCCAGTAGCTGTTGAGATAATTTTGTGTTCTTTGCATATTATCCCACTCACGCACTCGGTACTTGTACAGCTTGGTCCATGGCATGTGGTTTGCCTGCAACCTGACCCACCACACGTAGAGTTTAGTATTCATATCTCCTCCGGATCATAGCCTTTTGATTTCAGCCAGTTGTCAATCAGTTCATGCGCCTCGTCTTCTAATTCTTCAGGCACACGACGTTCAACATAGGTGTATTCGATTGCTTTTGAGAATGATGTCATAATCGGATATATCTCAAGGTTCATATCACCAATATCAAAAGCCACTGGCTCGCCTTCACGCTTCGGTTGTGATTTCATAGTCTATTCTACAATTCCGTGGGTGCGTCTTTTAATCATCTCATCAGCCATTGTGTATGCTCGGTCTGCTATCTTCTCATAGCCCCAAAACTCAACGTCTCTGGTCTTTGCATTTTCTGGGCTCCAATTTGATATGTCTGCCTCCATGGCTTTAGCGGCAAAGTAGTCACGCAAATCCATGCCATTCCATTTGTCATTGTATTTACTTGATGCTGGAAACGCTTTCATCCTATTCCCCTATTCCGTGGGCTCGCTCGATGGCGCGGGCGATTTCAATTGGGAAGTATTTGTGTTTGGCTATCTCCCAGCATTGGTCTACATACTCTTGAGTTTGTTTGTAGATTTCCATACACTGCTCATCAGTCAACGGGATACGTTGCGCATCTTGCCGGTCTTGTGTGGTGAAGGTGGTCATTTCTCGCTTGCCTCTTTTTCTAATTGATGTACTTTGCTCATTGCCTGTGTTGCCAAGTTGTGCATATCTTTGTACTTGCGTTTCCATTCTTCAATTTCTTCACGCATTATTCCAACCACATAGTCTGCGTTATCTAATAAAGCATCTACCTCTGATTTTGATGGCTTATACGGATGGGTATAGAGTGGAATATAATTAAATACGCTATCAGGCTTGTCTATGTATAAAACATATTCGCCATTTTTAACCCAGCCGTAAGGCTTGTTAGTTGAGTCCATAGCCATCCTCCATTCTTATGCCGTTTTCATAAGACGCTTTGTAGCCAGCGAGTTCATCTACTAATATCTTCAACGCTTCTATTTCAGCTTGTTGCTGGCGTAGCATGGTGGCAGTTTCATGCCTAATCCACATAGTTAATTCACCAGTTTCAAAGGCTTGTTTATCAGCTAATTCATTTGCGTTCATTTCAACACCTCTGCAAATTTCATTTTGAATGTTTCTCCATCAAAAACCACTCTAATCCAGTCTTCATGTGGTTGCTTTTTAAAACCAGCAATTTCATTTAATCTAAGCCCTAGTATTGGGTTTGCTTCTAATATAAAAAACTTTTCAATATTAGGTTTTGGCTCTGGTTTTTGCCATAACACTTCCACAATCCTATGCTCATCATCTGTATAAGTAACGGCTAATAGTTCACCTGTTTCTTTACTTTTTTGAAGTGATAGGTGTAGTTCTTTTGCTGGATGGGTGTAAAGTGGAATACCGCCATCATAATTAACTTTGTTGTCGTGTTTAACGCACATATATGCACCATCTTTTTCAAACATCCAAGCTACTGGTTCAGTATTCATTTATCCTGTGCCTTTCTTAGCTCATAAAATTCTATGATTGCCTCTGCAAACATCACAGGAAAGTCTGCATCAGCACCCGCCCTAAGTAAACCTTCTGCTACACCACTTTGGTGTAAGTAAATATTGTGTATTTCTTCAGTAGTTAATTTCATTTCTCTTGTGCCTTTCTTAGATATTCTGCAAGTCTTTTGCCATAAGTCAAAGAATGTATTTCCATTTTTAACACCTCTATTTCAGCTTGTTGCTGGCGTAGCATATCGTTAAGTCTTAAAATTACTAACTTAGCGCCTTCTAAATCTT